TCACAATCATAAAGGCAGTTTTGCTCTCGAAGTGCGCTTCATAAAGTTAAGACGAGTTGCGTCCCACTTTAGTTTCTCTTTTAACGGTTTTGAAATGAGTTTCGTAACTGATTCTACCTCAAGACTATTGATTTCGCAATAATGACAAATGGCATCAATGTAGTTAAAGTTTTCAGTTGCGACAATATGTTCAATCTCAAGAGCAAACTTGGAAGGGGTTAGAAACTTACTTTCGATTACTTGTTCTAGTTCTTTATTCGGTTCCATATTCGGTGAGTTTGTCTCTAACAAATGTTCTAATATATTCGGCAAGTAGTTTGAGATACTTTGATTTGTCTCTTTCTTCATAAACGACACATTCTCCATTTTCACAAGCCATGATGATTACAAGTTTTTTAACAGCAATGCCCGTAAGTTCGTAAAACATTGCTCCATATGCCATACATTGAACGAAATAGTGGTCTATCCAACTTCTTGGTTTTGGTTTTTTAGAAGTTTTAAAGTCAATGATTGCTAATTCACCATCAAACTCTGCTATCGCATCAACAGTCCCAGCAATACCTAATTGCTTACTATATAGGGACCCTTCGAGGGCGTGAATATTATTTATACGATTGAGTTCCGTTTTCGCAATTTTAAAAAGAAAATCCGCAATCGGCGCAACAGACGGCAAATCTTGATTTTTAAGGTGATTCTCCACAAGAGAATGCATATCTGTGCCGCGAGAAGTAGCTGCCTTAGTAATCTTTTGCGCCTCATCCTCACCGACCTTTTTACGCCAATTGACGAATATTTCACGATTAAAATGACTCGTAATAGAAGTAATAGAAACTAGTTTGAGTAGTTCATCATTATCAGGGACCTCATAATAACGAACTCCATCAATTGTAGTTCTTTCAAGTTTTGGTAATTCAATATCAATATGTTTAAACATTAAAAACCAGCATCCATTTTTGCAATAATGTACTCCTTGACGAGCCCTGAACGAACAATATCGTCCACACCAAACTCTATTATATCAAAGGATGGCATTTTACGCAAGACCGACATAAAATCTACAATACCATTTCGCTCATTGGTTTTCTGCAGGTCCGATTGAGAAGCATCGCCGCAGAAACAAATCTTGGTATTCTCACCCACACGAGTAATAATGGAATCTAACTCATGGAAATTTAAATTAGAAAATTCATCTACAATAATAATACAATTATCTAATGTTACACCACGAATAAAAGATGTGCTCCAGAACTTAATGGTTTCCTGCGACTTTAAATTACCATAAAGCATTTCAAAATCAGCATCAGAAGGCATCTGAAACATATACTTGACCATATTCTTATAAGGAATCTGGTAGATATCTGCCTTATCATCGTGGCTGCCAGGTAAGAATCCAATCTCTCTTGTGGCAACCAATGATCTAACAAGATAAATTTTCTCATAAGGAGTTCTTTCATCAAGAACGTCTACGAGAGCATTATAAAGTGTGATAAATGTCTTACCTGTTCCAGCACAACCATAAGCAACAATGTGCTTTCCGTCAGCATAAGAATCAAAAAGTCTTCTTTGATTCTCAGTGAGAGGGTCAATGTCAATTAAATATTCAGAGCTTAATGGTTTTTTTCTTTTTGCCTGTTTAGCTGTGAGACCAACACCGATTGGTTGGTCTACATTTCCTCTTTTTCTTCTTGCCATGTTAGAGTTTCTTTACGGTTGAACCGGGCATTTTTTGAGCACGACCTAAAACATCATTCCAAGAAGGATGTTTTTGAGTCAGTTTGTTTCTCCAATCTCCCACCTCTCCAACATTCATTTGTGTTGGAATGAGTGGTTTGAGATGGGGATTTTCTTTGAGATATGGTTCTTTTTCTGCCATAAGCATCCATTTCTCAAAGATTTCTCCAGTTTCAATATTTTCAAAGCGATACGTAGGCATCAGTTATAAAGTCAACACAAAATATTTAGACCCATTCAAGAGCCTCAGCCACCGTTGGGAATTGCTCAACAAATACTTTCTTGCATTCCAGAGCAATGTCCATATGCTCTTTTTGAGTTCCATTAGCCGATCTGAGTGTTATGTAATGCACCCAACTGCGGCAAGATCCCGTCATATAAATGCGTGTAGGCGTCGCTAAGGGCAATACAAAGCGAGCACTCTCCTTGGCAACCCCTGCTGCCAGAAGACGCTTGTAGAGGTTGTTGGCAGCGGTAAAATGCTCGGCAATTTCTGCCTGAAACTTGAGTTTTACATAATCGCCAAGATCATCAGTGGAGTTTTGACGATTCTTAGTATCTTGTTTGCGAAGATCTGGAATCGGAATGTTTTCAGTCAGCAAATTAGTATCCGCATAACGCTGGGAAAACTCTTGAAATGTAAAACTACGGTGTCTTAAAATTTGAGCGGCAATGCCACGATTCGTTTCAATTTCAAGTGTCATAGTAGCCTGCTCAAATACACTCCAATGATTGTGCTTAATACAATAACGTAGCAAGCCCGCATAGTTTTCAGAATCTTGATTCGCTGGATTAGAAACTCTAGCAATAAACGCCATTGTTTTTTCTGCATCGGGAGTCACACTGATAAGTTTTACGGTCATTTCTTTCCAAATCCTTTTGATGTTTTTGCTTCAAGTTCTGCGAGTTCTTCTTTAAGAGTTCGCAGTTGTGCTTTCATTTCTTTAATTTTTTCATCGGTGTAAAGATGATCTTGCTTCACCAATCGTTCTAAAAGTTTAATAAGTTCTCGTGCTCTACTAGTCATCTAAATCAGAATCCTCAAAAATTTCGTCGTAATCTAAAATTGGTCTTTTTCTGACTTCTGGTTCCGTATAAGAATAGGCAGAAGCATCAGAATAAACTTCTGCTTTCAGATTATCAACCAAAAGTTCAAGATTACGGACAATCAGTTTTAGTTTGTCTTTGTCCATAGAATACTTTTCACTCAGCGTATCATAACATAAAAAAAGGGGGGGATCAACCCCCCAATTTTATTTGAATAAGAATTGAATATAAAGAGACAGTAACACTATTACAACCGCAGATCCTGCAGTAATCTGTAATATTGGAAACATCACTTTGCTCCAACGAGTTGTGCTAGTTGTGCTTGATGACGACGCTCTTCTTTTTGTTTTTGATCTTTAATGAGTTGTAAGAAATTGAGTTTCTTCATTTGTGCCCCTCCTTTACAAACTTAACACCACGATAGGTTTCGTTGTATTGTTGGGCTTGTTGTTGCATTTGCTGTTGATACTGAATACGCTTTTCGGTATCGTATTCAACACCACGGTATACGACTTTAGACATTAGGTTTTCTCCTTAGTTTTTGAGGTTAAAGAGCGTTCCTTCAGTCGGCTTTTGCGTTCGCTATTTGCGAATAGCGAATGAACGACTTCGTTCCGAGTCGGCTTACTTCCGTCTGGTTTCCCAGATGAACGATGAGAGTATTATACTCCCTTTCGTGGATATTTATCAACTATGATTTGTATCATATTATACTATTTTATAAAATCTTAAGAGTCTATTTTTTACCGGGAAATTTTTTGCCCCATCTGGAAAATCACTTACGCTTTTTCTTTTCGGGCGATTTGTATCCCCAGAGTTTTGGATTAACTCTACCGTATCCAAAGTCAATGCTCTTTAGATTTTCACGAAACTTATCCCAATACATATCAAACAACTTGATTCTAGTGCCTCGTGTAAGGTCATAGCATACTTCACCATCGACCAAATACTTTACAATATAAGCATCGTTAGGGGCTTCTTTGGTGCGAACATCAGCATAGGAACCATTTTCAATCATAATCTCACAACCGTAGCGTGACTTGCAAGTTTCTCTTTCTGCTGATGTCCAATGGTCCATATCTTTTTCCTGTGTTTTTTCAACAACTTGATTCACGAACGCCCTCCCCATGAAATATCTGGATATGCTTCTTTAACAACTTCCTTTGTAATCTTATACTTTTCTTCAAGTTTTTTATCTTTTATAAGACAAATAATTTCTGCTTCAAGTGGATGAAGTCCTTGAAGAAGATTAATAAACATCGATTCTCTACGAATATTATTTAATCCATCATTACCACCTTTGATAAAGTGATAGAAATTCTTGTATTCTTTACGAATTGTAGTGTGCCCCTGCTTGTCACTAGAACCCAAAGAGAAGGATCCAGTTTCATGCATTTTACGAACCTCTTCTGTAATTTTTGTGGAGAGATTGCCAGAATGAACAGTTTGATCTTCAAATGCAGAGTAAGGCACTGGTCCCTCAGGCAGCATTGAAATCACACTCTCATCAAAATTCCAAATCATAATCGCTTTGATTGAAAAATCCTCATATTTTTTGAGGAGTTCTACCTTTTTAGCGTTAGATCTTTGACGAGAAACAAGATCTAATACTTCAAAAATAAAAGGATTCTTTGGTAGATTATCGACCACTGGAGCAGAAGTAGTTTTCTTTGCTTGAACTACTTTTGCCTTTGTTGCTGCTTTTTTTGTTGTTGTCGTAGTCATATGAATTCAAAATCTAAAATGATTATACAGTATTTAGTTATTCTTCCTCATCTTCATCTTCATAGTCGTCAAAGTAATCAGGATTAAAACTGATTGCTAGAACTTCGTCAGGGATTACATTACCTTTGCTGTCAAAAAATTCTGGATGAAGTTTTGGACGATCCTGATAGTTCATCATATATTCTCTGGCAACCCAACCAGTTACAAGTCCCACTATAAGAAACAATACAGTTAAGAAACAACCGAAAACCAGACTAGTTGCTAACATTTTTTTCTCCGGGAAACTACTTTTTCTTCCTTGATACAAAGGAAAACTCAAAATAAATGGTCACTTCCCGATTGAGAAAGCAAACCATCTTCTCAAAGATGATGTGGAACGGGTGAGTTTGCTTTCTTTTTCCTCCATTGAGTATCAATTCAACACCACGATTGAAATGATCTTCAGTTTTATTTAGGTCAAGACTTGATGATTTGTTGTTCCTTGAGGAATTTGATTGTGTCAACGGATCCTCCTAATTTCTGGTCATCACAGATAACTTGTGGAAAAGTAGAGCCTTCACCAAACTCGGCATAAAACTCATCTTTGGTAAAGTGCTCGTTAAGATTATATACCACAAAGTTGCTTCCTGTCAATTCTAATACCTGTTTGACCTTGTAGCAATATTCACATCCTTCTTTGCTATACACAGTAAAGTTCATAAGACACCTAAAAGTTATAATAATTTATAATAGAAAAAAGGAGGGTATAAACCCTCCTCATTAACCACCAACTCACCTCTTCACACCACCGAAGAGGGTCTTCATTCCCAAAGATACAAGGATGTTGAAGACTTGAATATTATAAAGGATTTATGATTGAGTGTCAACCGGTCCTTCTAATGTTTGCTCTACGGATGAAGGTTCTTCCACCTCCTCAACATCTTCTTCAGTTACTACAGGTTCTTCTACCGTTACCCAAGGAAGAGGTAATGGAGTAATAGGGGGATTATATTGAGATGTAATCTCATTTGCAAGATATGATTGCAGATATCCCACATCAAGACTATTTTGCAACCAACCTATGACAGTTTCCTCAGTTAAAGATGAATAGTCGGTAAATGCTTCTGGATTTGGTTCTGGAAGAGGATAAGAATTTCTGGTAGATGCAGATACTCCATTCTCATCTTGACCCACAAGAACCCAATGAATAACTTTTACCACATTAGTGAGACCATTCTCTGATGGGGCACAATCTAATTGTGAAATACTCCAAGTATAAGTAATCATTTTCTTTTTAGCACACACCATATTTAGATTTGAGATTATTGCATTGTGTCTCCATACTCTCAAATCCCTTGACTGTCATCCAAGTCACCATTGAATATCTGTTTCCTTTGGTGACTGGTTCAACACCGTGACGATAATATCTGTTAGAAGGAAAACAAACTAAAAGACCAGGTTCAGGACGAATACGGATATGAAGGTCTGGAAATACAAAATCACCACCTTCAAATTCATTATTCAGATATAAAACCATCGACAAATCACGGTCTACTGTCTTTCTCCAGAGTTGTGTTTGGTCTGGTGCAGTCCATATACCCTCACCATCAATATGAGGTTGGTAGTGCCCTCCTATACCATAACAAAGCAATTGTGGAACTTCACTACTATCGACTTCAAACTGATAGAAAGGATTGATGACTTGTTTTACAATATGATGCATTAACTCATTGACCTGTGGAAATACAGGTTCAATTGGAGCAATTTGAGTGTCTCTTGTTTTCTTATCAGTAATCCATTCAGTGCTTCTTGTCTGATTGGATTTATCTGGGTCAAATACTGAAAGGTCTTCTGTTTTTGAAGTTTTCATATGATGTACCAGAGCATCAATACCTTCTTGACTGATGACTTTTGGTGCAATCAAAACTTTGGATAATAAATTCATTGAGAATAATGTAGTTGGAAGTATTTATCCTATTGGGGTGTTGGAGGTTGCTGCTAAAGCATATCTTGCAGCACTTAATGGACCTCTTGTTGATGCTGATACAGAATCATTAGAGAAATCTATGCGGTCTACTGTTGCTGTTGTTGTTGTTGGAGGTGTTGCTCCACCAGTTTTACCACCACCAAACCAACCATAGTTAGAGTTTCCTGTTG